GTTGTAGCGTTTGGCTTCATCTTCCCATTCCGCCCATCCGTCCGCAGTTAAGGCACCTCGTTTAGGAGTACCTCGAACCCAATCTGCAAACTTAGTGCATGACCAATAGTTACTTCTCATTTTATTTTCTCATTAGTTTCATCATAGTACGAACGTGTACACGATCTTTTTCTTTTTCAATTTCAGGCAATTCATCATACGATTTATGTTGTGCCGCGTTATAGTCATCCTGGGGATTACGTTTCATCCATTCAATGTGAATGTACTCTGCGGCTTGTTCAAGATTGTTGGGAAACTTACTAACTGCCTCAGCGGCTGCTTGACCTGCGGCTAGATTTTCTTGTTGTGCTGTTGGGTGTAATTGATCAAAAGGCACATTGATATCTGCTTTTGGACCACCGTTTTTGCTTCGCATCCTGGGTTCATTTTGTTCGTTGGGCGGCAATGATCTACGCCATTCGTCATGTGCTGAACTAGCAAACTGTTCAATAGCACTTTCTGTTAACACAATATTGATGTATTCACGTATCATTTTCTATCGCCAAAAAGTTGTAACAGGTTAATAAACAAGTTGATAAAGTCCATGTATAAGGTTAGTGCGCCACGTACTTCTGCAACATCACTGGCTTCTACACTGAGTTCTTCACGGATCTTTTGTGTGTCATAAGCAGTTAGTCCAAGGAAGATGATAATTGCTAATGCTGAGATTACCATTTGCATAACTGTGCTGCCAATAAAGATATTAACAATACTGGCAATGACAATAGCAATCAATCCAACAAACATAAACTTGCCAAGACTATCGAGACTCTGTTTGGTAAAGTAGCCATAGCCACTCATCACAGCAAACAGTATGGCAGCACCCATAAATGCTGACACAATACTGCCCATAGTGAACACAGCAAAGATTGTGGCAAAACTCAGTCCCATCAATGCCGCAAATCCATGTAGGCATAACTGTGCAGTACTCTTGCTGGGATTATTGCCCAACACATAACTAACACCAAAGATTGCGGCCAGTGGTGCAAAAATCACAATCCACTTTAGCACACCTGTAAAAAAGAATGCCAACAACTCTGGGCTAGTGCCCACAAAATAACTGACAAACATTGACACAACCACAGCAAGACTCATGTGCCCATAAACACGGCCCATTGCTGAATTAATTTCTTCTGCCGAACGATAATTTATAATACCGCCGCCTGTATAATTTGCACCAAACATAATTTTCTCCTTTTAATATTTAACTACGATTTAAAATTGGTCTAAATCTTAATTCAAAACTTTCTTGATAGCACGAATGCTCTAGTCCAGTTTGTTGATTCTTATAGTGTATCCATGTATGATCATCGATATCAACTACATCTATAACTCTAAATTCTTCCCCGTCTGTTGTTCTCCATAACTGTCCTGATTCAATTTTCATACAACATTCCTTCAAAGTTTCTCTCCTACTTCGAATCCACGGAACCGTAGGAACCTTGGAAACCGCAAACTGTATGTTCCGTCTTGATTTTGGGTGACGGCATCTGCTCGCACTTCCACGATCTGACCAAGTAGGGAATCACGTGAACTCCAATAACTATCACGATCACTATCGCTAAAACCACTGCCCACATTGACCCGAATAGTTTTTCCGTCGTCGACTCCTTGGCACACAATCGCTCCAAGGCGTCCAACGTTTCTTCCTGTTCCTTCTTCAACATCCACTACCTCCAAACTTACTTCAATAAACGGTTTCAATTTGAGCCATGCTACACTACGTTTACATTCGTAACCGGCAAGAGGATCTTTAATCATAATGCCTTCATAACCACCTGCCACTGCCTGTGCGTTAATTTCTTTGTAACGCAACTGACCCTCATCTGTATCCAAATCAACCAGTTCATTAGCCAGGCAAGTGACATTAGGCAGCATTTCATTGTTCTGTTCTACCCAAGCCTGCACCATCTGACTGCGAACTGTTTGACTCTTGTCCCAGAATCCTTTTTCAAAGTCTTCGAGTGGACACATATCAAACAAATTCAAAATAGCATCGTTGGCTTTAACATCGCTTTTACGATGCACCTGCGTCATCAAGTCTTGGAAACTGCTGCTCATAATCTCACCGTCTAGCACCACAGCATAAGGCGGCGGGGTCTTTTTAACCACTGCACTGATCTGCTCAGTCACATGCGGAAAGTTTACAAGCTCTTTGCCATTGCGACTAAACATATCCACACGACCGTCACTGTGTACAATAGTGATAACCCTAACGCCATCCAATTTAACTTCGACAAGTTTCTTCCCAGCGACCTTGCTTTCATGGTTAGCACTATCGTGAGCAAGCTGACAACCAAAAACAGGAATAGCATAATCAGCATATTTCTTCTCCACAACCTTGTTAATTGTTTTTTCACTAACACCGCAACGCAGATCTTTGATCAGTATGCGTCGATACCATCCATTCCATTCAGCCTTGGTAGCACTGGCCATCATCTTAGCAACTGTGTCGCGAGCAAGGTTGCCTGTGAGTGAGCGATTAACAAAACCAGTAATAATGAGACTAAAACTATCCCAAGGTAAGCCAGCACCATCTTCATCTTTTTTCTCCGGGATCTGTTTCAATCCAAATGTGATCATAGGGTCTAGAGCAAGACGTGCGCCTTGAAAGAATTCATTATTGCCTTCTTGGGCAATGGCTTCGATGATTGCTTCTTTGTTTAAACGGCTTGGATGACTTTCCAATGACCAAATATGGCTAGCACAAACGCTCATAACAACTCCAATAATTAACTGTATAAGTGTATATTATACAGTGTAATTATCAGTATGTCAAGTGGTTCGTGGTCTTAAATGGCTTGCCAGCGTATGCATATTCTAACTGGCTCAATATTTTACGTTTCATTTGTTTTACTTTTGGATGACTATGATCATACTCAAAAGCCTTTATAAAACGACCCCACCCATTTGGGCGTACTCTTTTTGGTACAGGGCTGTCCAAATACTCTTTGATAGATTTAGTATCAAACCCAAACTTATCAATCATATCTTGGGCCAGATTGAAACTGTGTGCGCCCATTTCATCTCTGTGTCCATAATATTCTTGTTCTTTGCGATCTTTAGCGTAATAGGCTGTGCTTTCGTATCCGGGAATGTCTTTAAAATTTCTAGCACGATATTGTCTAGTGTGGATAATTTCATGTAGCACAGTATCAGCAAACAAACGACACATACGTTCCCAGCGATACAAACTGGTCTTCATACTGTTGGCTGTGGTTGGGAATGCCAGTTCCACTTCGATAAAACGCTTGTTGCCCAAATTATCAAGATAACTGTGGTAAGCGCCGCCAATCCAAACTTCACCAGATTTAACGGGCTTGTGTCTATTGCTGGTTACTTTAATTGGAAGTTGTGCTTTAATGTGCTTACTTACCATGCTGGTAATTTCGGCAATAGGTAACCGCTTGTCTACGATCTTTGGTTTAAGTTCGTAGAGCATGGAATACAACATGTCTCGATCCAAATTGGACCAATTAAATGCTCGCCGGGTCATTGCACACTCCTAGTATAGTTATTTATAGTATACTAGGAGTTCCAGTTAACTATGCACTTTATGGGCGTTTTTCTATAATCTCGTCAACCAAACCGTATTCTAATGCTTCTTCAGCACTCATGAACTTATCACGTTCCATGTCGTTTTTAAACTGTGCAAAAGTTTTACCCTTTGAATTGTGTTTGACATAAATTTCAGTTAAATTCTTCTTCATTTTAAGAATTTCTTCAACTTGAATTTCCATATCTGTAGCCTGTCCACGAGCGCCGCCACTGGGTTGGTGAATCATGTGACGGGCATTGGGCAACATTTTTCGTTTGCCTTTTGCTCCTGCTGTGGCAAGTAGGCTACCCATACTACAAGCCTGGCCCATTACCACGGTTGCAACGTCAGGTTTGATAAATTGCATTGTGTCATAGATAGCCATGCCGGCAGTAACCACACCACCGGGACTATTGATAAAAAACGTAATGTCTTCGTTGCCTTGACTTTCTAAAAACAATAACTGTGCCACAAGTAAACTAGCAGTATGTTCGTTAACATCTGTGTCCAGCATAATAATACGATCTTTAAGCAGTCGACTGTAAATGTCGTAACTACGTTCTCCACGAGCCTCTTGCTCGATAACCATTGGCACTAAATTTGGCATTACTTATATTCCTTATCTATTTTTACATTTGTCAAACTGGCAATAGTTTGAAATTTATCCCATGCTGTTTTGGCAGCAGGGTTCTTTTTTAATTCGCTACTTGGCAATACTGCTTCTAGCCAAATTTCAGGACGGCGACTTGGGTGTGCTCCAAACTTACGAGGCTGATGTAACTTACCAGTCTCCCAAAGTTCAATGCTTACTGAACGGAATCGATCTTCATCTTCCTCTGCATAGTGGCCCCATTCTGGATTACTCCAGCCACCACGCTGATGATATCCTTGCCAAATACCCTGCCACTGTTCGTTGTCGTGCGGGTCAAAATCTGTACGACTAATAATGACTAACACGTCATCAATGTCTACGACACCGTCAACAATGTCTCGAACGCAACGACTATAACTTAGACCGATTTTCATTTTATCTTCCTTGTTTGAAAGTAGTAAGTATAGGTCCCGGAGTGGTAAATGTCAAGCCACTCATATTACCTTCGTAGATATGAGTTCGTTCATTGTACTTCATTTCCAACTTAACTGATTTCATTACACTGACACTGAGATACTTGTTTTGATTAAAACTCAGCACATCGGCAATGATAGTTTTGCCGTTGTCCGCACACTGTAGTTGACAGGTGTCACTGATCGTTGTTCGGTTGTTCAAGAGTAGTGCCCCACTTTTTAAGTTCAAACTTTAGATTTGCGTTTTCTGCTTCTATACTGTCAATGTGATTGGCAATAGTATTTAAAAACTCATATTGATTTTTTGCAGTAATTCTAATAATTTCTGCCACTGACTTATTTTCTTCCATATTATACCTCTATTACAATGTTAGGATTCCAGCCACTCTCTGGCTCGTAGCCTTCATAGCCACGAGGGTTGCAAACTACTCTGGTACTACCAATCATATAATCAAATGGATGATGGGTATGCCCGTGTGTCCAAAGTTTAATCTGAGGACGATCTAAAATAAACTCACTTAGGTCACTGCTGTAAGCACCGTTCATTAGGTGCTGATCTGCATATTGTTCATGTGTGCTTAACTTGCTAGGACTGTGGTGTCCGACTACAACAAACTTCTCATCGTACCGCTCGGCAACAATCTGTTTGATATAACCCAACATGTGCCGATGCCGGACCACTGTGTCCGCAGGTTTAAGATTAGTGTAACCTTCGAGATCTTTTTTGATAACATTAAAGTCGTTCATCATGTCACGCACAGAATGTAGTGTTAGCGGATCACCTTTGTTCATGTCAGTCCAAAGTGTTCCACCAATAAAGGTAACATCATCAATCTTCTTGCATCCTGCTTCCAGGAAGTAGACATTGGGAAACTTAGCACATTCGTTGCTTAGTGTGATTAAACTCTGATTCCATTTACCGTGATAGAACTCATGATTGCCTGCCACGTAGATCACATGCGGAAACTGGAAGCTCACACGCTTAAGAAAGTCGCGGAATCGTTGAGCAGTTTCCTGTCTACGACCCATACTGTCAATCATGGTAGCAACTCGAACACTTTCCTCACTATGATCGTGGAGATCCACGGCAACCATAATGTCGCCACTTAGAATTAGAACATCGCAGCCTTCATCGTTTGTGATGTTTATGTCACTGAACTCTAAATGCAGATCACTGACTAGTTTGATTTTCATCTTTAAATCTTTCGTTATATTGTGCATCAGATTCTGCACGATGTGTTGGGCACAGAGTCTTGATCCATCCTTTACCGCCACTGGATCCAGGTGCGCCACAAATTTCACAACTTCGATCTGCCCAAGACTCTGCCATCTGTACCATGCCACGGATTCGCTCATCACCACCGTCATAATAAAAACGCAGGCCTCCAAACTTTTCTTTAATCTGTGCTACAATGACTTGTGGAACAACTTCACTTTCTTTATTTTTCCAATCGATGTGATGTTGAATGTTGGAGCACAAGTTTTCGAGAATAGGCCACCAGCCCTCACCGCAGGCAAAACCACCATAGGAAGTTGCAAACATCTTTGGAAACTGTTCTTCCATCCGTTTAGCAAAATCATCATACTTTTGGAATTCGTCTGTCATTGCACTGCCTTTACGTGGTTAAGGCGTGTTTCAATTTTCTTAGTGACCCAATTCTCACCATGTGCTTTTACTTTGGCTTTTTGTACTACACAGGGTCCAGGTTTTAACTCAGTTTTGCTAAACCAACTGACAATCTTGTTGTCGATAACAGCATTGATATTCCAAGCATCAAAATTAGTTGATCGTTTTACTTCCACAATTTCACAATCCAAATCAACTAATTTTTGATCAATGTCCGCCAGCACTGCATTGTCGCAATTGTTAAATGAACGTTTGACCACTGTTCTTTTTAAATCACGTTCCATAACACTGGGCAAACAGGCAACAAATCCAAATTTATTTGTCTTAATTGTGTCGCTACTGAGAATAGCATTGACTTCTGTTTGAAATTCATTTTCGCCAGCAATGGCACCAAACATGAATTTTCTAAAATATTTTTTTACGTCTTCTGCTTGAATTTTATCTTCATCTGTCACTTTGAGTGGCAACGGCTGGTGTGCCGGATCTGCAGTCCAAATTGCAGGATTTAATGTGACCAACATCAAAATCTTATTAGTTTGTTTTTGAAACATGGGCTTTTCTTCGCTGTCAAAAACCCATTCTGCTTCTTTAACGTATGCACCGTTAACTCGCTGAGCGGCACAGGCCAGTTCTAACACTTGCTGAATTTGAAATTCTTTTGACATATCTGATTTCATTGTTAGTTGCGATGTTAATATTGTACACTCAAAAGATCAAGTAGTCAAGAGATTTTGATTATAATCTGTAGACTATTCTACCTTTGGTTAAATCGTATGTGCTGACTTCAACTTTAACATTGTCGCCGGTGATCACTTTGATTTTATTTTGTTTGAGCCTACCACTCATGTAACACAGCACTATGTGATCCACATTGTCAATCTTGATTCTAAATGTGTTGTTGGGCAATACTTCGTCGACTTTGCCAGTAAGTATTATTAGATCTTCTTTATTCGACATGTTTCCTCAATATCAATGCGCCGTCTTGGGCAGTAACATCGAGATTGGTTCCTTCGATCCAGCCCTGTGCATCACAAATTTCTTGTGGTATTTTCAAAATCACATTGTCCG